ACAGCACTTTTTCGAGCACGTTTTTTAGATGATCTAAAAAATCGGGGCATACCAGTCCCGCTTGTTTATTCTCAATTTTATTATTTAGTTGTTATTAAAACTTTTTCTTGTCAATTCCATGCAACCTATGAAATTCCTTACCGAATCACTGTGGAAATTCTAGAAGATCAAGCAAATCCTGTAACCATTCTTCTGCCGGTTTCCTACAATGATGCGATCTTAGGAATCATGCAGGAATCTCTGGATATTGCCAATGCCATCTCAAACCCCAGTATTTCCAGTGCATTAGCTCTATTGTCAGAAACCCTCAATAGCATCCCTGATTTAACGAACGCTGATAGTGCAACGTTGGCAACAATTCAGGGCCCCTTGCAAGCAGCTAATGTTGCAGTTTCAGCCTATATCACAGCAACTACAGCCGTGGCATTTGTATGAAAGAGCCCAATGATCAATTAGCAATAGATTTAGAAGGATTATCGAATGCTTATATTCTTCAAAATCTTTTGGTTCAGCTTCAAACAAATTTAGATTTAATCCAACAGGGTGCCGCGGGTACAACTATTTCGGTCAATGGTGGAAGTCTTTATCAGCTGGCTTCTCAATATTATAATGATGCAACACAATGGACCACCATCGCTCAGGCTAATGGACTAACAGAGCCGTTTTTAAGAGTAGGAGTAGTCACAAAACTGGTTATCCCTTCTCAAACCAAGGCCAATAGCGGAGGGGTTTTGACATCATGACCAAATCAATTGTTAATGATCTAGCTACTTCTAGCGTTCAAACTAACTTGGACCAAGCACGTTCGCCGAGAGCACTCATCATGATTAACGGAATTCGGTGCTGGTATATAGACATTGAAGTTACTACTAATCAGTTTTATGTTTGCGATACTTTTTATTTAAAAATTCCGCTCAATATGGACCCTAATCCGAATTTAGATTATTGGTCTAAAGCAAGTAGCCTGGAGGTTAAAATCTATATTGGATTTCCGAGCAATCCCAGCAGCTATAGTACCGATGACCTTGATCTCATGATTGTTGGATATTGTACTGATTTTAATATCGATCCCGTGTCGGGCATCATTACCATTCATGGTCGTGATTTGTTGTCTCTATTTATGGATAAAAAGCTGACAAAGAATTTTGCAAATATGTCACATTCTCAAGCGGTAGCACAATTGGTTTCTAGTAACCAATTAAATTCTAGAATTGTTCCAACGGATATTAATAATAAAGTAGGAAATTTTTTCTTTAATCAAAATATGGCTCTTTTGAACAATACTACGCAGTGGGATCTGATTATGTCCTTAGCTCAATTGGATCAGTACGTGGCCTTTATGGATGGAGAAACTTTTGTCTATGAGCCCAGACCATCGGATAAAAACGTTAATAACCCCTTTGTCTTGAATTATCAAACTGTAGATGCTAATCAACCAATTCCGGCTTTTAATGGGTCTCATATTAGTTTATCCCATGTTATGGGCTTGGCTGGAGATGTCACCGTAGTGGTTAAAAGTGGTTATAATGCAAAGTCCGGTCAACATACCTATGCTCGTGTAACTTCAACTCATAATATAAATATAAAAGGAGTTCCTAAGGGATCTATTAAACAATACGTTTACAATATTCCTGGCTTATCCCCTGACCAAGCGGCACAAAAAGCCGCACAATTTCTAGATGATCACACCAGCCATGAAATGAGGCTCTATATAACAATGCCGGGCGATAATACACTAAAAAAAGATAGTTTAATCCAATTAAAAGGAACTCAAAGTGGATTTGATCAAATCTATTATCCTGAACAAGTGATCCGTAGAATGAGCCCGAGTGAAGGCTATTCGATGGAAATTACCGCTAAAAACAGGAGCCAATATGTCAATACATAAACTAGCTAATGCGATCAAAGAGCAAGCTGCAATGGTGACTGGGAATCAGGCTTTTATCAAAATTGGAAAAATTATTAGTTATAATCCAGAAGATTATTTAGTTCAGGTTCTAATCGATGAGCCAATACCAGGGAATGATGAAACAAGTATTCCCTCCATTCAAACCTGGTGGATTCAAATTATGTCTTTATGGGTTGGCAATGGCTGGGGATTATTTTGTACTCCAACATTGGGGGCTAATTGTATTGTACTTTTTCAAGATGGAAGCTATCAGTCACCCATTAGTGCCATTCCTATTTTTAATGATATAAGCCGAGGATTAAATGTCCCATCTGGTGAATGTTGGCTGGTTCATCAAACCGGTTCTTATATTAAATTAACCAATGATGGCGGTATATCGATTAATTCAACTTCCACTAAGCTTGGCAATTTACATGATGGCGTACTACACAATCTAGTCACCGACGCCTTGATTTCATTATTTAATAATCATGTCCATTCAGATCCTCAAGGCGGAACAACCGGTATTCCGACGGTCCCCCTAGATATTTCTGTATTAACGGTTAACACAAGGGCAACATAATGAAAGCAGCTTTCCCACAATATTCGTATGATCTAGATCATGATTTTGGTAATGATGTTAAATTGTCACCCACAAATGATCTACTCAATATTACGAGCTTAGGAAAAAGCCAGCAGAGAGTTTTGCGCAGATTAATGACTCCTCCCGGAAGTTATATTTGGCATCCAAATTATGGCGGAGGCTTGCAACAATATGTTGGGCAAACACTTTCTCCAGATTTAATGGATACGATTAAAAGCAAAATACTTGCACAGATTTTTTTAGAGGATTCTGTGGCGCGCTCGCCGATGCCAACAATTTCTTTACAGACAATACAGGAGGGATTATTCGTGCAAATTAATTATACAGAAAATACCACGCAGAAACCCATTGTTTTAAGCTTTAACGTCACATGAGAACACTATGCCATTAGAAACTAAAAGTTTTGATACGCTTATAAACGACCAAGCCAATGCAATGCAAGGAGTGGCAAATCAGATTTTAGATTTTGCCGTTGGGTCTGATTTTAGAGCCATTATTGAAGCCAATGGTGGTCTATCGCTTTGGTCGCAATCATTGGCCGTCGCTCTTTTAGCTGTCGCTCGATTGGCAACCAGCCATGGAATAGAGGTGGATAGTTTTGTAGGCGACTTCGGGCTAGAACGTACTAAGGCAACACCTAGTTTTGGACTTGTTACTTTTAGTCGATTCACTGCAACCCAGCAAGCCCTTATCCAGGCTGGATCATTTGATAGATCCACAATAGGAGATTTAGTTTCTTCTTCGGCAACTGGCGTTCAGTATTCCGTTTATGCTGATACGGATAACCCAAATTACAATCCTGATCTAAACGCATATGTGATTCCCGTTAATATAACAAGTGCGAGTATCCCCGTGATTGCCCTCATAAATGGAACAATAGGAAATGTTTTGGCCAATCAAATTACTACTATTCAGACTAATATTCCCTATGTTAATAGTGTAAATAATTCGCAACCCATCTCAAATGGAACTGATCAGGAAACTGATCAGGCTTTAAAAGCTGGATTCCCGCTTTATCTAAACAGCTTATCTAAAGCGGTCAAACAAGCATTAGAGGCTGCAATTTTAAGTGTTCCTGGTGTGGTACGTTTTAAATTAATCGAAAATGAAGACGTAAATGCTAATCCTAAATTAGGTTTTTTCTATTCAGTAATTGATGACGGCAGCGGCAATGCTTCAGGGCCATTATTAGCAATGGTGCAAGATGTTTTAGATGCCAATCGAGGATTCACGATTGCCTTTTCTGACTATGCGCCTATTCCATTTACGACGAATATTACCGTTAATATTGAGACCAATGGCTCTTATCCTGATGCAACTGTCCAGGCTAATGTGACTGCTGCTCTGACAACGTTCATTTCAAACAGCGCATTTGATGCACTGATTCCTTACTCGAAAATTGCTGAAATTGTTTATGATGCTGATCCAACTATAATTAATTTAACTTCATGGACGCTAAATAGTGGAACTAGTGATATTCAATTAACCGGCAGACAAATAGCGATTGTAGGAACCCTCACGGTGAATATAGCATGATAGAAAACGACGAAGTGACCATTAGTAACTTGTCTCCGCCTATAATTGGAAGCCATCGAGACATTTACAATAAGCTCATCTCAATGCTCCCGAATTGGTTCGGAACCGACCACATTAATCTTGATACTATTCTTGAATCTTTTATTACAACCGGAACATTTCATTATGAGCAGTTGATTTATGTTGCCTTGCAAATGCGTTTACAAACTGCCACTGATATTAATATTGATGCAATAGCTGCTGATTATTTAGGTAATTTTCCAAGAAGAGCAGGGGAGAATGATGCTACTTATAAAAAAAGAATTCTCGCCACTCTATTACAAGAAAAAGCGACTAGATTTGGCATGAGCAATGCATTATACTTGCTGACAGGTTATCGTCCGATTCTATTTGAACCCTGGTATCCTCCAGATTGCGGCGGCTATAATGTAGCAAGTAGCATGGGGTATAGCATTATGGGTCTTTACGGATCTGATTCGTATGCTTATCAAGGATTTGTTGATGTTTTTGTATCACAATTCCAAGGCTTGGCGAATTATAGTGGATATAATGATTTCCTTTTTGGTTACAGTACAGCGGGCGGAAAATCTCGTGGCTGGTATGGCGGAGAATCTTTGATAACTGAAATTATTTCAGATCAAGATATCTATGACACCATTAATCTAACCAAGGTTGAAGGAACTATTGTTTGGGTTAGAATTATCCGACAATAATAGATTTACTTTCTAATGAGACGAGACGCTCTTTTAGAATAACTACAGTCTCCGGTACGCGATGACCGGAAGTTGAAAAACTTTCGGGATGCGTATGTCTGATTATCACAAGAAATTATATGAGATTAGCCTTCAAAAGAAGCAGGAATCTACCCAAAAATTTAAATCATTTAAAGAACGGCTGAAAAGCTCATTAAAATCTACCTTAGATAATTTGATTTTATGTGGGCGTGTAACTGTATATACCAATCAGGTTCCTTTCGAAACTGATATTCTCAGATCTAATCTTTACATAATGACCGCTGTCAGTCGCCTAGCTAAAACAATTTTAGCGACTGGGAATAGTAATGCAACTTTGGCATGCGATTTATCATGCACTCCAGTTAGTCCGGGAGGGCTATCAGTTGATGTTGGCCCAGGTGCAATTTATAGCTATGAGAATCTTGATAGCACTGCTTATGGTGTTTTACCCGCTGATACCAATCCAGATCACAAATTATTTAAACAGGGAATTAATTTTGACCCGGTGAATTTCCCAACGCCTGCCCCAGTCGTAAATGGTGATTCTATTATTTATCTGATTCAGGCGTCTTTTTCAACTACTGACGTTAATGATGTCAGTCGCCCTTATTTTAATTCCACTGACCCTAATGATCCTATCTTTAATAATAATTTTGATACTAGGGAAGACTCAGTAGCCCTTTCTTTAAAAAGTGGTACATCTGCTCCATCTCCAACCCCCCCAACACCAGATACGGGGAAGATCCCCCTTTATTATGTGACTGTGACCTACGGACAAACAGTTATTATTTCAGGGAATATTACCATTGCCACAAACGCGCCTTTTATTACTGAAGGATTGATGAATAAAATTAGCGCAGTAGGCGCAGTGACTCCAACCCAATTACAAAACAGTACGCCTATTTATGCTCCCAATATTGGTACAGCGAATGCTTTGGTCGCAAATGTAACTCCAGCGTATGGTACCTACCAAACCGGTACTAGAATTTTTGTATTAGTTCCTAGTGCTAATACTGGACCATCAACTTTACAAATTAATTCTAATCCAGCTTTAGCCATTCAAGTCATGACCCAAATGGGTCTCAAAGCTTTAGCAGGCGGAGAGATGTTAGGAGGTGGAGTATATGAATTTTTTCATAATGGCACTGTGTTTCAACTCCTTAACCCTAATGGCGCTGAAGGCGGAACAATACAAATTGGCCGGATCACAATGCAATCAGGTCTAAACCCAGATCCGGGATATTTAACTTTAACTTCAACCGCAGTCAGTAGATCAACCTATTCTCGTTTATATAGTTATCTTGGTGACGAATGGGGATCTGGAGATGGTAGTACTACTTTCAACGTTCCTCCGCCGGGTCGAGTCCCAGTGGGTGCGGGGTGGGGTGGCTATCCCGGTTTAGGCGATACCGTAGCTGAGACCGGTGGAGAAGCGCAACACACCCTAACTGTGGGCGAGCTTCCTACTCATAATCACCCTCTGAATTCATCACCTAGCGCAATTTCTTATGTAACACAAGGAACTGGCGGTGACACTATTACCGTTGGGGGGGGCGCAGTTGGGTTCGCCGCGGTAGGTGTTGGTAATACTGGTAGTAATACTCCTCACAATAATATTCAACCTTCTATGGTCCTTTTATTTCAAATTAAATACTGAGGTAGAAAATGAGTACCCAAGATAAATATCAAAACGTTTTTTATTTGGAAATTGCAAAAATTTCTGCGGGACAAACTTCAACTCCTTTAATTAGATGTGCAGGTATGCAATTGAGAGCCCTTTACTTGCCAAGTAATTTTACAACTTCAAATATTTCTTTAAACGCTAGCCCAGATGGAACAAATTTATTCTCTTTGAAAGGACTGGATGGGGTGACATTTTCAATTACTGGGGCTACCTACGGTTGTATACCTATGCTTCCTTATTTAATTGATGCGTGTCCTTATCTTCAATTAGTAGCTGGCACCCAAACATCTGATGTTTTAATTGGATTCGGATTAATGCCACTTTATCAAGGGATACATAGCTAATGATGCCCTCTATTCCAATGTTTTTGATCTTTTCGGATGAAACATTTTTTCCTCCAGTAGGGACATTATTTTTAGTAAAAGAAGATGGGGTTACTTTTATTGTCAAACAAGATGGCATCACTAGGTTAATAACGGAATAAAAATGGACGAAAAATACTTACAATCCTTAATTATACGTGAAGTTGATAGTCGAATAAAAGAATTATTAAAAAATGTTGAGAAAAATACTCAAAGAATTTTATCTGCATTAGCAGATGCTAAATTCAGCGAATTCTCTATAGCTTCTACTCCATACAATGGAACTGAAAAATGGGTTGGCTTGCAAAATGGCATTAACGTCCAAGGGAATTTGTCAGTTGGGGGATTTTATCTTCCTGAATTAAATATAATTCAAGGTCTGACTTCAGCATCAATAGTTATTGATGAAGGCGATCCGGTTACTAGTTACTCTGGATTTGCGGGTAGTGTTGTTTATAGCAGTGTAAAACTAGAAATAAAATCAGATGGAAGTGGGGACCAATGCCAATTGGTAATCGCCAATCCGGTAACATCTAATTTTACTAAATTAGGACAAGCAAAAATATTAGGTTCTCCGAGTATTGTAAAGACGCCTGGAGGAGTTGGGAATAACGGGTCTGGATGGAATGGCAATTTAACTGCTGATATTCCTACTGGGGGTATTCTATTTAGTTTTGAAGTGTCGGAATTAAACACAACCTATTTTATAGATGTATCTTGGTCATCTCGGATTCAATCACCATCACTGATTAAGGGAAAAAAATGAAAATTTTAAAATATTTAGTAATTTCTTTAGGCGCATTTATTTCTACAAGTTTTGGTGCTCCAGTCACTCCGCCAAATGGCGGCAATGGAGTTTCAAATTGCCCAACCTGCACAACTACCGTGACCTCCGCTGTTAATTTACCGTCTGATATAAATCTACAAAATGCCTATAATAATGCGGTTTTAAAACAAATTAAATTTCCAGTAGCGGGTGGATTAGCATTTCTCAATTCAATGGATGATAATCTCTTTATTATTTCTGATGTTGTCGTTGCGGGATTCGAGCCATTTATCATTTCTGGGGATGGCGCGACTGGTTTATCCGTTATTAATACCGACGATTCCATTTCAACTTTTTTTCAAATAAAAAGTACGGAATATGGCAGTGCTCCTTTTCCGTTTATGACGACTGCGCAAGAAAATCCGATTAATCTGACGAATGCGCCAGCGGGTTGGGGAGTTTTTGATACAAATAAAAAAACATTTAACGTTTGGGACGGCGCAGAGAAACAAGACGTTCTGACTGCTCAGCATGTTGAAGGTACTGGCACGGTCACAGTCACTAATAATGGTGACGGTACGGTCACGATAAATGGATCTGGCGGTAGCGTTCCTGACGCGGCCTATTCGTCATTCTCAACGCAGAATAATTCATTTGCGACAGTTTTCCCCGCGATAAATACCTTTAAACCTATCGTTTTAGGTACGGTGTTTTCTAAAGATCAATCATCCGATTTTTCAAACAGTTTCATGACAATTGATTCTGTTTCAACGCCGGTTATGACTTATACTGGTGCAACAACTCAATTTGAGCATTTTAATTTAGGGTTGTCAGTTCGTGGAGCGGTGGCTAGTAGCGCTACTTTTAAATTTTGCGCCTTTGTGCGATTACAAAACGGTACAATCCAAAATACCGAATACTGTCAAATTGCTACAATCGACAACTTAATTGATTTTAAACCGATTGCTCCAATTACCGGCAATATTTCGCTGGCTACTGGAGACGCTCTTTTTATAGAAGTAGAAAACACGACGAATACAAATTCCGTTTATGCCGCATTCTCTAATTATTCGATTGATAGTGTTGCAGGCAGTATTGCTAACACGAATGGGTTGCCAGAAGGCGCAAGTAATTTATATCTCAGTCAAGATGGCGGCGCGACACTGGCAAGTAAAACCGGTGCGGTAATAAATGGGAATTTAGCGCAATTTTCCGGGACAAGTGGATTAATCGAAGATAGTGGGGCAGCGCTTAGTGATCTAACATTTCAATACATTTATGAACACGACCCTGCATTTCCATCGTCTGAATTGCAATTAAGTTCGTTGCCGTTTTCGGGAATAAATTGGACTAGTCAAAATACATCAGCGGTATTTAATTTCTCGGATTCAGGCACATATACGACTTATGCTTTAATGAGCCAAACCCCGATTGGAAATTTTTATACAGGCATGGCGAGCGTTGACCCTAACAGCACTTTGTTTAGTGCTGATTGCGATGTTTTTAATTGCGGTACATTACCCTATCCGAGATTAGACAGTGCGCGAGAAGCGGGAATTTTACTTGGCTCTGCGCCCAAAGGTCTTAGTGTTTTTAATACCGATAACAATACGCTGGATATTTTTGATGGCAGTCAGTTCAGAAAACACATTAGCACAAATCAATTCTCTGGCGATTTTACTGTAAGTACGAGCGGTGTTTCTACTTTATCTTCTGCGGGAATTTCAAAAATAATTGCAATTACAATTGTTTCTGGAACGTCAGAACAAATGACGGATAGCGCCATCACAAATAGATATGTAATGAATAATACTTCGCTATCGACTTTGACTCTCCCAACATCAATGACTGTCGGCCATTCGATAGAAATAATCGGCAGCGGAGCAGGATTATGGAAAATCGCACAGAATGCCAACCAGTATATTTCGACATCATCGGGAGGAAATCCTGCATTCACTACGACAGGTGTGACAGGGCATGCTGATGGTTCAAATTTTACTGATTGCATCATTTTAACTTACAGTGGAGTAAACCAATTTGTCATTTCATCGGTACAAACCAGCGGTTCTGGCGTTGTGTTAAATTGAGGATAGATAAATGAAAAAACGCTTAAATTATAGTTTATTATGTATTTTTATGTATTCCTTCTCTTTTGCGGCAACACCGATTAATTCAATTGGCTTGGTGATTAATAGCACCACGCCATTATCTACGCCTAATGTTAATAATTCGGCTACTGTTACAAATGGAATTTATTCAACGGGCAGTTATGCTAATCCAAGCTGGATAACCTCCATTGCATCATCAAAAATTACGGGGATTTTACCCTATGCTAATGGCGGGACAAATGCATCCACTGCATGGACACCAGGAAATGTCTGTTTTTTCGGTTCTTCCGCATTTGATCAAGACAGCACTAATTTTTATTACAATAAAACGAATGGTAAGTTGTCTGTTCATGCGGGTACGCCAAATGCCGCCTATAATACAGCATATTTTCAAGTCGGTCCCAGTTCGGCAGATATTGGGTCGTACGACCCTCAACTATCTCCTGTAGTAATTACATCCAAAACAACAAATGGTGGAAGCACTCCCGCAGCAGCAGAACCCGTTGCCATTTGGATGCGTCAAGGTGTCGCGGGACAGTCATACGCTAATATCGTAGATTGGAAAATATCGCGCAGTATAAATTCAGGCACGAATGCTAATACGAAATTAGATTTAGGATTGACGGGCGGCGGTGGAGATGCGACTTCTACCACGGTAATGTCCTGGTCAAATGAAAATGGTTCATTAAAAACTAATTTTCCTGGATTAACGGCTAGTTCATTAGTCGCTACTGATAGTTCTAAAAATCTTGTTAGCACAAACACATTGTCGTCTACAGTTCTCGGCAATATTCCAAAAATGACACTGACTGTATTGACCAGCGGCGATGGACTGACCTATACAACTCCTGCTGGCGTCACTCATTTAGTTATAACGATGTGCGCAAGCGGCGGGAGTGGAGCAGGAGTAGCAGCATCTGCATCTAATGCGGGGGCCGCCAGTGGCGGCGGCGGAGGGGGATGGCTTAAAAGATATATCGCTAATCCTGCTGCAACATATACCTATACTGTCGGAGCGGCTGTGGCTGGTGGAGCTGCGGGCGCGAATCCTGGCTCGAATGGGAATACCACAACTTTCGGAGCACTGACTGCAAACGGTGGCAGTGCTGGGGCGGCAGACACGTCTTCTATCAATGCGCATATAGTTCAAGGTGGATTGGGCGGCAGTGCATCTGGGGGCGACATTAATTTAACCGGAAGTTCCGGTGGTCCTGGCATAACTATAAGTTCAAGTGTTTCACTTGGAGGATATGGCGGACCGTCGCAAATGGGCGGACTGATACGCGGACCTCTCAACGCCAATGGTGCTAATGGTTTAACGCCTTGTGGTGGTGGTGCCGGCGCCGCATCGAATAACGCAACTTCACGAGCAGGCGGTGATTCTGGGCGCGGTGAAATTGATGTTGAAGAATATTATAACGGTTAATTTTTTTTAGGAGATTTTTACTATGAATAAAGAACTTTTTGATAAAACGAAATTAATTTTGGATGAAATTAAAGCTAAATATACGAATAGGATTAGAAAGCCCGGCGAGACATTAACAGATCCGGTTCTCAGCCCTTATCCCATTTATACATTTTTAGCGGATAGAGATCCAACAGAAGACGAGCCGAATGTTTATCATGGTTATGATGGATTGGTATTGTTCTGGGTTAATCAAACGTCTACGGAACTTTCTGTATCTACAGATAATTTAGACCCAACACTAGGCTGGAAGAAAGTAGTTACAGCTTAATTCCATCAAGAATTTATTGATCTCTAAAGGTCAGCAAGCAATTGCTGAAGATAAAAATTAGAAAATAAGGAGAAAGTATAATGGCTCTTTTAAGTTTAAACCCAAATTTTGCAGGTCAATCAGGAGTAAATCCTCGTCTAGTTCGAATGATCTCAACTGATGATTATGATGCAATTACCGCAGAAAATTACCTATTAAATGCATCAAATCTTGGAAGTCCTTTGATGCCAACAGATTTTATTTTTGCGTCTTATGGTGCGGATTCAACAATACATGGTATTTTTTATCCAGTAATTGATGCTGGCTCAATTACGCTAGCGCCATACGTGGGTGAAGGCAATGTTCAATTGCCCGTACTGGTTAATCACATTGCTATTTTTAAAGATACGAATGGCTTAATTGGAGATGATTCCGCAATGGCAATCAACGGCGGCAATTTCCAGGCTGGATTGTCTGGTACTGCGGGTTATCTTGCATCTTTTCCAGCAACGGCAGCTAAAGGCAGCTTACGCCTTACAGCGGTTGCCAATAGTGGGGACACCGTTACGACCATTAGCAATGCGGCTATGGGGCAAGCCAGCGTTGTTTCAATCCCTGATCCGGCAGCAGCGACGGCTAATTTCTTGGTTGCGCCAGCCGCGTTGGTCAATAACAATCTTTTGAAAGCCAGCGGAACTGCTGGGTTATCTATTGATTCAGGGATCGCAGCTTCTGCTGTGCAGCTGTCTGCCAATATTAAAGCGAATATTTCCGCAACATGGGGAGGTGGCTCAACAACCAATGCTTTTACGATTTCTGGAATTACAACCTCTAGCATTCCAGCGGGAATTAGTATAGCTACATCATCTAATAATGTCTCCATAACAAGTGCCAAAATTCTTAGCGCGGATACATTAACAGTGCAATTTAGTGCCGATCCCGGTGCAGGGACCTCTGTTTATTATGTGATTTTTGTTGCGCCACAATGATGAGTCAGCATGCTTGGGACATAATTACTTCATGCTTGTTTTCAGTAATACTATTTATATTTAATTACTTTAAATTATTTCTGAAAATGAAATACGATATTGATAATTTTAAAGGTGTAATTAGTGAAATGAAAGCATTAACCATGGAAGAAAAAAGGGATATTAATACCCGATTCAACCTGCTTGAAGTTAAAATAGAAGAAAGTAAATTGATGATTATTGATGCCATTATGAATAGACAAATTTCAACCAGAAAAAGGAAAACAGAATGAAACATAAGACTGGATGTTCATGTAGATTTTGCAGTTATTCAAATTTTAGTAAAAATAAAATTATTGAAACAAAACATAAAAATACTGAAAAACACATAAAAGGTGCTGCTAGATATTTTGCTGAATATTTCCCGTCGACTTTAAAATAGTTTCTTCTGGAATTATTTTTAGCTCTTCCATATCTACAATATGGCCCCATGTAAGTGGACTATCCTCTAGATGCAATTCGGCGTATCTAGTAAGAGCTTCATTTAAAGTGTCATGAGCGCTATCAAAATCAGAAAAGCCTCCGCATGGATAGTAATCGTCTCCAGTAAAAATCAAAAAACGTTTCATTTTTGCTCCAAAACCATAAGTGTGATTATCAAATTAATCACCCTTAAGACGGTAATAATGGTACAGGCATCCACCACACAATTTTTGAGCTTTCTATCCCTCTTCCCCATACTTCTACAGAGCATTTGGGAAATCTAGTTTTATAAAACTCTTCGGAATAAACTCCATGAAATATTTTGTTCATAGTTTTTTGTAGTATTGCACAACACCAATCTGTAGTTGTAAAAGGCATATCTTCAACTAAAAAAAGTATCTCTTGACCTTCTTTCGGTTTTTCTTCTGAAAATTTTATCCAAGCAATTTTTTCATTCATAAAATCAATCACCCTTATTCTCAATGCCTTTCAGCTCATTCAAAGTTAGTTGAACATGTTCAAAATGTCCTATTGTAGCATTCCATTTTAAATCGTCTAATAAATGATGTTTATAGAAATCGTAGAGGCTCATTTTTTCGCTGCTGTAAGTTTTGAAATACTTAGAAACTATTTTTTTCAAATCTTTTGCGTCTATATTTCTGCAAGCAGAACATATAATTTCTGTTAAATTTTTTAGTTCAATTTCCTGTGGGATATTTAAAAAGCAGCATAATTTGATATACAAATCATTTTTTATTGAATTGTCTTTATAGTCATCATCAGGTTCTGGAGTATGACAAGGCATATTCTGCTCTCTCTTGTAAATCTAGATTAAATATTACATTAATTAAATAGCGGAGGCCAGATTTGAACTGGCGATCTGTTGATTATGAGCCAACCGGGATGAACCGCTTCCCTACTCCGCAATTTTTTTATAAGGCATCATCTCCTTTTAGGAATTTTGAAAATGGTTTTAACCATGAAAATTTTTTGGACTTTCTTTTTGCTGCGGACGCTCTGACATTCCTTTTAACGCGAAATCCAATTATAATTTCTCCGTCTTCTTCGGATTTCACTTTAAAATCAACATCATGAACCAAACCGCAATCGCAACAACCCAGTTTATACTCTTTATGAACTGGATAAATCCAATCTGACCAACCATCTTCATTTGCGTAATGCTGCTTGTATTTAGTCATTTTTAGTCTCGCAATTCACAAGTTTGTATCCATCTTTTTTCAAATAGATACAGAGGATATTAGTTTGTATCTATTTGGATTTCTTAGAATGGAATATCATCATCGTAGCTCCCGTGCCCTGCCGCTTCCATTTGCTGCTCTACTTCTCCTTCATTTGGAGGTACCCATGGATTCCCCTCCCCTTTTTTACTATCCAACATTTGCATTTCTTTAGCGATTATTTCGGTGGTGAAACGATCCGCTTTCGTTTCTTTATCTTGCCACTTGCGGGTTTGGATTCTACCCTCGACGTAGATTTTAGAACCTTTCTTCAGATATTCTTTTACTATTTCTGCTAATCGATTAAAAAACACAATCCGATGCCATTCGGTCTTTTCTTTATGTTCGCTGGTGGTTTTGTCTTTCCAAGTTTGGGATGTGGCCATACTGATATGAGCTATGCAGATTCCGCCTTTTGTGTATTCTACTTTTGGGTCAGTGCCAAGATTTCCGATCAGAATAACTTTATTTACCCCTCGTGACATATTTCCCTCTTTGCTTAAGTTCCGGGCCTTAGGCAAACCCAAAAACCCGGCGAGATATTTTCATGAGGCTTAAGTGTAAGTTATATCTCGTTAACTATCCAGTTTTATATCTAGATAATTATCTTGTTTATATCTAAATACATATCTTGATATATATCTCGTTTATCTAAATAACGTACATTTTATTTGAAAATACGCTTTACATATTTCCCATAATAAGCTACATTGAACCAATTAAAGTTAATTTAACCTTTTTTTGGGAAATTTTATGGATATCGGGCAAATTAGACTGTCTCATCTTTCAATGATGACCGGCATGATCCGAAGGACATTAACGGCCAGGGCACATGCTTTATTCGATAAAAATGATTTGAATCGGTCTTCAGGTAATCAAATTATTTTAAATTCTGATCAAGTGTATCAACTTCTTGAAGATCAATTCATATACAAAAAAGGCAAGATAATTTGCATGGCAATGAGAAAAGGTGGTGTTGGAAAAACATTTATTTCCTTCTTTTTAACGCATTTAATAAGCTCTCTAGGATTAAAGTTCTGCATAATCGATCTTGATCAAGAAAGCCTTTTGACACAGAAGATATTAAAGATACAAGATTATTTGCCGATTAATACTCCTGTTTTTGTTGATCTTGTGAGTAAGAATATTCATCCCGAATTAGGGAGAAAAGTTAATATCGAAGATATCATTATGCCCGTCTCTAAAAACTTAAGTATAATTCCCTCAACTGTAAAAAATACATTGCTTGCTCAAACTATTGCATTTCAAGGTATCAAGCATTATGAAAATTGGTTAAATGAGCTTTGTATTGATTATTTAAGATCGCACTATGATGTTATTTTAATAGATACACCCGCTGGGGATTCTGTACTTCTCTCTTCTTTTTATCTTTGTTTAGATGAAAGAGATAGCATTTTAATCCCGGCCTTTGCTGATCAAGCTGCCACATTTTCAATTTCAAATACGCTTAATGATATCTATGCAATTAGAAAAGAATTTAAAAAACCCTTAGATTTAGATATTAACGTTGTTATTAATAAAAAGCCTACTAATCGATTGTCCGAGGAAAATTTCGAGTCTGAAATACAACGATTATATAATGAATTTATATGGAGAGAATATATACCAGACAATGCTCAATTAACTACAATTTACAACCAACCTAGTCTATTAGATTCTTTAAAAGACCCAAAACAATTCTACGATAATATAAGTTTTTTATTAAAAAAATTTAAAATCTTAAAAGGCGATGAATAATGCCAAAATATCTTAAAGATATTAAAAGATCACAATCGGAAATCCCAAAGCGCCCTTTCCGAATAAGAGAGGATTTTGTAGCACCTTGGCAAGCCTCTATCCACACCTCTGTTGAAGAACAAGATATAAAACGAGATATATCACAAGATAGCGATTCAGGTAATATCGAGATACAAACGAGATATATACGAGATAGAAACACGATAGCATCGCGGCATATACAAGATAGCAAACCGGATAATAACCCGGTAGCAACGAGACAACTAACGAGAGAGCATCAAGCTATAAAACAAGATATTCATCAAGATATAGAACGAGATATAAAATTATTGCGTCATCATGTAAAAGGTCTCATCGGTCATCAGAAAAACCTATTTGAATATGTGCTAGATTTCGCCAACTTAAATGATGGATTTAATAGCGGTTTTATTTCCTCGCATGAGATGGCCTTATCTATCGGATGCACTTATGCTGTTGTTAAAATAACGCTTTTCAACATGATTAAAAAAGGCCTCTTAATACGGCACAAGGGGAAAGGATGTAGGGGAGGGTATATTATTCTTGAAATTCCGAAAGAAATTAAAGGGCTTTACTGTGAATTTCATCAAGATATTAAGCGAGATATAAAACGAGATATATCACAAGATAAGACCGAAAATCATTATAGTAGTAGTAATAAAAATATTACTATAGGGAAGGGATGGGATGAAATTGATTGTAATCCGCTTGAAGAAATACACTTCGACAAAGGATGTCTCAAACAACTGAAAGAATGCGGTGCTCACCCTGAAATAGTTCAAGCCTCAATCAACCATTTCGCGTTTGAGCGCAATAAAGTTACTGATACTAAGGAGCGGAACGAAAAGTACCATTTAAAGCTCATTATGGGCGTTTTGAGAAAGGGTAATGCATGGACAAAGCCACAAGGCTATTTGTCTCCTCAGGAGAAAATTTTGCAGGATTTTCGGGATGAAAAGAAAGCGGAGGAGGGGAGAGTAAGACAAATGATGGATCAATTGTTTGAAGAGCAATTTAATGAATGGTATTCAAAAATATCTCTAGACATTCGCAACAAGAGAACGGTTGGAGACCTTCGGTTAGAATTTCGTAAAACTGATTGGTCTGAAATTTATAAACGAATAAAAAAATAAAGGAGAATTTTATGTTAAAATTACAAAATTTACGTGGTAATCCACTTAGAGTTATTAGATTTTTATATTCTTCAATTGAAGATATTGGAAACGGTATAACAAAGAAAATTCAGCTTTCAGAGATAATAAAGACTCTTAATATTACCAGAGATTCGGCTAGAACCGCCATTAAATTTTTGAATAAAAATAATTTAATTAGAAGGTTTGATTATTTTCCAGGATTAGGAGGATGGACTCGATATGAATTGTCTAGTTTAATATACAGAGAACTTCTAAACAAAGAAGGAGAAAATGAGTTCCTAACCTTCAAGGCGAATCTCATAATAAGTTTATCAGAAGAGGATAGAAAGAGAGTTTTAGGATTTTTTTGTTCCTCCAAAGCTTGAGCTAATTCCGGGGCATGGCGAATGTTGGGTTATCTATCTGGATCAAAAAATCAATATTTAATACAAAAGTTCTACGTGGATGAATTGCACAGGATTCATGCGGAAATATATGGACATTGTTCGGTATGTAATCATTACGGATGTCAAAGCATAATTCACGCTTTTGGTCTGAAGTAGGCATAAAATGGAGACCGCTCAACACACTGCTGAATCGGGATTACGTCGACGTGCTTTCTGAATACTGACCCAATTGTTTTTCATTTCCACAATTCCTAATCTGCTTTAAACGACACGCATTTCAACGTGTAATGTATGGATTTACCTTCATCGGTATATGCAATATGTAAATGCTCTTTTGGAAAAGCTATCTTTTTATCTTCACAAGCTTTTTTAGTGCTGAATAAAACATCTGTTACTAAGCTGATTTGCGGTATGTACATAGAAAGATTAAGCTGCCCATCACGACTTCTATTTTCCGATGCTTTTACTATATCTTTAACTTTAAAATAGTCTGGCGTATTAAGATAGTATATTAAAATATAGGCTATCATTTTATTAGCTCCGGGTTTTGGTGGATGTTGCCGACGATTTTACCCTTTGACATATTGCAGACAAGCGGCAACACACAGTTTTTGTTAACAACAGCTCTAAGCATATATCTACATCTATCATACATGACAATATAATGATGCCCTCCTAATTTAACCAAATCATCCTCGCAATATTCCTTTCCATTTATATCCAGGCAATTTTCGCCGAGATATCGCATGATTTTCAAATTAGGGTCATCTAAGGACGCGAAAAGATCGTGGAAATAAAGTCCGATTTTAATTCCCCAAGCATTTCCGCTATCCGTTATATCATTAAATGTAAAGACCTTCATTTTTTTGAACTTATTGTGCCAAGCTCTAAATTTATACTGTTGCATTAAAAATCTCCTTTGGCAACTTGCAAACAAGTTACGCCAATTGATCGCCACATATCTACCACTTTTTGACGGTCGTCGAAGACGCAAATTAAGCGGTCTTTGTCTTGCTGCGACAATTCGTTGTACCATTGAGCCTTTAGAATTTGGTCTGGAGTAGAGTCACCTTGTTTTCGCATATATAGTATACTTGCGCAATAAGGTTCTCCTGCAATCCCCAGTAATGTATTTTTAGATAGCCATTTTATTGTTTGATTAAGAACAATGATACTTCGACCAGAAAATATTTTTATATCTGAAGGCGGCTCTATTTTGGTTCGGCATTGTCCGCAGCATTCATCCTCTCCAAAAAGCAGTTGTTCCATGATTCGTATAACAGGTTTATTTGGAACATCATCCACACAAGCCCTATAAAAATCATCCCAGCGTTGATTTTTCTTATCTGCAATAAAATGTTTGCGATGATCGTTGAGCGCTAAAGTGCCATCTAAATCAAATATGTAAAGTGGTTTCATTTATTATCCGCCTCAATATTTATAGTTGTTCTGTACTTACCTGGTTCCCAAGACCAGGGTTTTTCTTGCGCTAATGCTTCATTTAGAGCATTCAATGCGTTTTTAACAGCTTTGCTGGCAACGTCATCAAAATCATAGTTTTCAGGAAGAGCTTGCTCAAAATAATCAGCATCAACTGAACCTGGTTTCACGCCCTCACAGATAACCAATCTTAAATCGGGTGTAGGTCCAAGCTCATTATCTTCTAAAAAACATTCGATGTCGTCTATACTATAAAAATATTCGTCGTGCGCATAAGAATAAAGAGGGGTTTTTTCATCCCACTCCTTAAACTCTTTTTTATTGTACTGCTCGATATTCTTTTTGTTCCAAGCCTCATCACGACATATTACACAGGCTGTATAATAGTCTCTTTTAAACATTTGTCCGCACTTACATAAAGTATGTGTTGCGCCATCTTGTCTGGCTGAATCTTCAGACAAAAAATAATTGCCTTTGCTACTCATCCATGCTTCTACTGTAACTTTTTTAGCAGATTCTTCATCAGTAACTAAGATGATTATTTCTTCTTGTTGCATAAAACTCCCTTAAATTATTTTAGATAAATCTTGCGGTACATTTCGTTGTGTTTTCTTATTGCATCTTGCTTTTCTCCAAAAAACCAGCTTCCAGCAGCATAGCATAAAACATGTTTGCAATAAGTTCGGAAGATAAGAATAGGGCCATCTCCAGCAAAAGTTTTAGTTATGTCCTCTTGAATTTCTAATATTCCATTGCAATAAATGCACGGCTTTAGTTCCTCAACCGGCTCGAAGATGAATTTTTCGTTATTTAAGTAATACTGCTTACCTTTGCAAACAAATTTCATAGATTTAGATGATAATGAAAGATCCAATAAGTAAGTTAACAATTTTAACCCAAGGGTGGTCATTTTTTCAGAAGTTATGAATAAACGATCATCACTGTACATAGTGCATAAACCGATTATCTCAAGCTTATAATTCTTATTTTCATATTCTTGAATAAGACGACTTCCAATAGACATCGCCAAATTTTCAAGAATCTCGTCGATTTTTTTCATCAATTACTCCTTAATTTTCATATCCAATTGATTGAAAAAAGTATCCCATTTTTTTACCTTCTCCCGATCCTAAAATAGATTCAAGTATGTTATTAGATTTTTCTTTATCTGGATTTTTAAGTAAAATTTCTTTGGATATCGTATTTATAATTAAGTCTTTATCTGGAGATTTAATCCAGGAAAGCAATTGCTCATAGCAGGTTTTTTAATTCAAATTTATTTTCGAATGCTATTTTAAATTTCTGGGCTCCGAATTGAATTTTAATACTTGCAGAGACATTTTCAATTTCATTCTCGGAAGTCCATATTAAGAAAGCATCTATTGAGGTAGGATAAATTAACGTAAAACCTTGATCTATCCCATCATCAAACATTATTTTCAAAAAAGACATAAATACTCCTATTGTTAATTACTTCTTAAGCTTTTAAAATCAGTTTTCGGTTTTGAGAATCGACCTTTAAAATTAGTCTTTTCTCTGTTCTTATCAGCCCAGCACTTGAGGCAGTCTTGTTTTTCTAATCCCATGATAACTTGATTTGCGTCTCGATAGGCGTCGAAAACATCATGCTCCTGCGAATGTCCACAGTTGTGATAAATAGTGTATTTAGCCATTTTCTACTCCTTCTGAATTAGGTTCATTTGCATAGTATTCGATACGCGCTTGAATCTCCTCTCGATTAACTGAAATATGTCTTGGTGCTTCGATTCCTAAGCGAACTTGATTGCCTCGAATGCCAAGAACAGTGATCACAATTTCATTATTATTTATAAATAATCGCTCATTAGTAGAGCGCGTAAGAATTAACATTTATATTTCTCCATAAGCTCAAGAAGAAAGCTCCATTCTTCAATTGCCTTATCTTTAGTTGGTTGGATTTTAGTTCTGCATTCACACCTTGCGCACTCAATTTCATATTCATCTAATATTTTACATAAATATGCTCTACCTCCACATTTGCATCCTTTTCCATGTTCTTCTACTCTAATCACTATTTTTCTCCCTGAAATTCAAAACAAAGTCCTTGAAAGAGGAATTTGCTGGGCAATAGACTGGCTTTGGTCTCTTCAGGATTGCCTGTTTTCTAGCTAATTCTAAAGTGCAATCTGGACAGTAACCCCATGAACCGATTATAACGCCTCCGTGCCGATCACTATTCGTGAAATCGGCGCTGCATTGATCGCAATAGACGCCATTACCTTTGTATTTATAGATGCTCTTCATTAGCCGTTGCCTTTAGTTTTTTAAAGTCGCCGGTGTTTCCACCGGCAGTGTATCCAATCGAATTTTAGTTTTTTTACTGTCCTTGTACCTCCTTGTTTTCAGACTTATTTTTATGGTATTTAACATTTTCTTTTCCAAAATCTGTTCCTCTATATTTTATGGCGCATTCTGCATGTTGAGTTGCCCATCCTTTAGGAAACCGTTCAAAGTGACCTTGACCAACCTCAACCCTAGTCTTGCATCTATAACATATCCCGGGATATTTATTCCTTGGCATAAAGCCTCCTTATTTGATTAAAAACCGCCTGCTTCCAGGAACAATTTTCTGAAACTGGCTATGAAGATCAGGGTGCTTGTCTTTGAATGTATCCACGTCGAATTTAGTACTCTCTTTCGAATTCTTCCAAGTGCAAAGGACTTTATCTTCGAAAGTTAAACCTTCCTTGTCTTTTAAATCGATCATAATTTTACCCTTTATATCTTTCTCCTGTGATTCAAGATGTTTTATCTGCTCTTGGATTATTTTCAGTCTTTCGATATCTTGAGATTGTTCATAAGTGGCATCTAAAAAATCCCCCGATATATGCTTTGTATAAAATGTTTTAACATCCATAATGTTTTGAGGAGGCGGGGGAATGTCTTTTTTAATATAGAGATCCCAAAACTTATTTGCTTCTTCAAGCATGTAGCTGTAGAAATCAGGATCAAAGTTACAGTTATGTCTGTATAATTGCTTTTCTATAATATTCAAAACTACTATTTCTCCAAATTCCAAATTACTTAATCCCAAATGTAATTGAAGTTTTGAATAATAGAACATGAATTTAATATCAGATGAATCCAGATATTTTTTACTTGATCCTAATTCTAACGCCCCAGAAACAACTCTGCCATTCTTGTCAAGATAAATAGAATGAGGAGGAGAGCAAATAAATTCATACTGATTACTATCTATATAGTCTGATATTCTTGTTTCTAGATTCGTTTCTTCTTTCCAGCAATTAAGAACGATATTTTTTATTATTTTGTCGAACTTTAAATTTATATCATTATTATTACTTTCAGATTTTCCAGTTTTCTCCATCCATACTTGAAAGCTAGATTTATATTTATTATAACCCAAGATCGATGCTATATCTGATCCAAACAAAAATAAAGGTTCCGGTCTAGCTAGCATTAGCCGCTCCTTGCGTTTCTTTAGCGATTTTTGCTTTAACAGCATCTTCTAATGAATTAATGAATTTTTGAATTTCTTCAGATGGCAAAGACTCTTTTGAATAAAATCCTTTCCCTTCCAGCTTTCTATTAATCTGTTCTTCGGTATAATTTAATGTTATGCACAAGCTATGAAAAATTTTAAGTTGTTCTTCTGTCGCAAGAGAGATTTCTTCGCCTTCATTTAGCCAGTTTGATAGCTCATTACCCAATTCAATCCCAGGCTTATCTATTGATCTATCAATAAATTTACCAGTTCTATCTTTAATAAATGTTGCAGTATTGTCACTATCCATCATGATAGCTAATGTAAACTCATATTCTATGTTTCCTTTTTGTTCCGGAGTTAATCCAACCTTTCTTGGCCTTTGCTTTTTAAACCCATTTTTTTCATACTCTTCTAGAACATATTCAGTTTTAGCGCGAGTGCAGGCAATAATATGACAAGGGCAGCTCATAATTGCTTCTATAAATCTTTTATAACTGGGTGTTCCAATCCTTCCCCATTCGCTGAATGTATTTCCAGATTTAGATTTTGCTGCTGCCTGCTCGACGTCTTCTTTTATCTGATCCCATACTGGAGTAATTGTATCAAGAATAATTATTTCATATCCGAGTTTAGCTGCTTGATTAATGGCTGAAATATATGTATCAACTGTAAAATCAGGCAGCTCTAAAACGTCAAAATCAACGAGATTAGAATAAAGGCTTGCGCTACCGCGTTCAGTGTCAATAACAGCAATCTTTTTACCCATGCCAGATGCTATCAATAATGAAGAATACGTTTTACCTGAACCTGATGTTCCAGAGATTAACATTCTTAATTTAGATTTTTTCCGAGTAGCTTTTTTAAATTCAAATTTCATGAATTTCTCCTTGGATATTTTCCATACTGTTTCTTGTGCTCTAAACTAATTAGACGATTAAGAACGCTTTTAAATTCGTCAATCAGTCCGTCTTTATGCGAGTCCGGTAATTTTTCAAAAGACTCAACCCCATTTAAATGCACTTGCTCAGCCGCTACGCTTTTTAAATGATTAATATAGCTTTTCATTTACACCACCTCGCAAACTGATTCTTGATCCAAGCCGATATGGCCAACTCTCCGACATTTAGACGATATACAATAGTCAGAATTAAATAACTGATACCTTTCTGAATCGTTAAATTTAGGGCCAAAGTCACAAGCATAGGCGGCTCTTTTTTGCCACCAAATTACTGTAGCCCTATTTTGAAATACATCCGTTACCAAGATATCCCCCCTATATATTTCACTTCCGAAGTGATCTAGTAGGCCGATGAATTGATAAGCCTCGCCTTTGAGATCAGGTATAATTACCTCTTTATTATCGTCTATCAGAAACAAACACCCGTCCATCGGATTGATTCCGCAGCGTACTAATTTTCCATTGAATGGCGTTACAAATTTAATTTCCATCTTTATTTCTCCTATATTTCGCGTGCTAATAAATCAAGGGTGGGATCGTAGATCATTTGATTTGACAGCAGACTTTGCATTAAAGCCAATGGGCTTAGTTGCTCATCAATCCTTCTCTTTTCTTCTGTCAGAATGTCTCTGACTGCGTCATCAAACATCTCGTCAATATTGTGAGCATTTTTTTCAACAATAGAGTCAAGTAGATTATTTAGAGCTTTTTTCGCTGAAATTGATTTTTGGACTTTCCAGTCATAAATCAATTGCATAATTGAATCGCCATCTTGATTTATAATCAGATCAATGCCGTAATCTGAATTTTCCGTGACCAAAAGATACGCAGCTATTTCTCTTTTTTCTCGTTTAGATAAACGATAAAACGATACAGCTTCATATTTCTCAGCTAGATAAACAGTGTTTTTTACAGCATTGGATTGATTCTTAACATGCCCTTGAATAAGAGCTTTAAGTGCGTGACATGCGTCTTGCATAGATTTCTCCATTTGAAGTTAGTTAATTAGACAATTACAACTATAGGAGAAAGAAAATAGAATGTCAAGGGTTTTTATAATATTTTTGATATATGTTATATGACATGATATATTCACATTATGAATACCAATAATATTAGTAAAAAACACCCTGGCTATCACATAAAAAGATTATGTATAGATACACTTTGTTTATCTGTTGGGGATGCAGCAAATCTTTTAGGAGTTCCCCGCGCTAATTTTTCTTTATTAATAAATGGGCGCATGGGGATAAGTGCTGATATGGCTGTTAGACTAGAAAAGGTTTTTGGAGAATCTGCAGAATATTGGCTTGATCTTCAAAAAAAATATGAGCTTAGTTTTGCAAGAAAAAAGAACTTTAAATTAAAAAAATATCATCCACGGTAAAATTATGTCAAAATTGCTCCTTTTACTAAGGAGCGTATATGAAATTTGTTCTGCGGATTATTTTATCTATATTTGTCCTGATAATAACCATTTGCTTGCAAGGATGTTTGGTTGCTGCTGTTGGAGCTGGGATAGGGGCTGTTAAATATGGGAACTCTAAGAAAATTGAAGCGCAATCTAAAAATATGGAAGCCTATAATGAGTATGTTTTAGGGGTTGAAAAGATAAATTTAGAAAGAGAGCATGAACATTTATCACCTATTCCGATAATGAGCAGCAGTGAATATTTATCATCTGCTAAATAAATTTTTTAGTTTTTTACAGGAATTGATATAAATATACTTTCTCCATTGGTTACAGGAAAAATATTCATATATCCATTGAGCATGGCGGGAAAAGCAACGCTTGGAGGAATTTCTTCACTGGAAGAGCTTATGTTTGCATGGTATAGGGGTTTACCACTTGGCATCTCTCCTCTTCTTAGGATAGAGATTTCAATAAAATATGGATATATCATATGATTATGAGGAACTACTCCGGTAGCTCCCCATATTGGCCTTGTAGTGTAAGTGGTTTCTCTGTCCAGAAAACCAGAAGTGGAGCTTCCAACAATTTGAGTTCCTATGACCCCATATTCAGTATCGTAAGAAGTTTTATTTACTGTTTCGCCCGTATAATAAACTAAGATAATCCTATAGTCTGCCAGCTCCAAACTGGTTTCTTGCATTCCTTTTTCTTTTAGTTTACTAGATATTATATTGGCTAAATAATCATATTGGTTATCTTTATCTTGATTTAACCGATGGATTTTATAGAAAGAAAAGCTTTTTCCTAATAGTGGGATTTCTGTCGGATTATAATAAGCGGTTATTTGAGTATTCAGGTGATGGGAGCATCCCGCACAAAAAATAATTAGAAATATAAAAATAATTTTTAAGAATATTTTCATCAAAGTTCTTATTATGCTAATAAAGATTAATTTAAAGATTGATGGCGTCCAGAAGCGCTTGTCGAGCTAGTGTCTAATTAACTTCAAACGGAGGGCCCCTGAACACCATGCACTCTATACCATTGCTTTGATATTAAAGCAATGAATCTCATTATCATAAACTTTTGTTTTGGATAAAAGCAAATTTTATACAATTACTTTTTGAAGAGAGGAGGAAAAAATTCGCCTACTTCAACCCCAAGAGATTCAGCAATTCTAATTAAAAACCATGCGCCCGGATTATGTTCTCCACGCTCAATATCTCCTATATAGCAGCGATTTGTTTCGCATCTAAATGCCAACTCCTCTTGAGAAAGACCTTTCTCCATTCTAATTTTTTTAATCCTTTTCCCTATTAGAATAAGAGATTTTTCTTTTTTCATGCTTGAAAACTAATCTTAATGAGAAAATTGGGCTACTGCTTATATGATGCATAGATTTTTCAACATTAAGGAACAATTAAATATGTTTTTTTTGTCTACAAATAAAATTAATTTAATACGTTCTATTACATAGAACAGAGAATATCTTGCAGATATCAGAAAATTTGTTATACTTAAGAACCAAGGAATTGAAGGAGAGATTATGTCAAATAATAAAGTAATAACATTGTCTGTTGATGTTTCGCCCGCGATGTATGCTCTTTTAGATCAGATGGCTGAGGATTCACATTCTTCAAAAGCTGATATACTAAAAAAATCAGTCTTTTTTTTACAAGTAGCTAAAGAAGAACAAAAAAATGGCAATGCCATCGGTGTAGTGAAAGATAACAAAATTTTAAAAGAAATTGTGAATTTATAAAATGACTATCTTTGATATGGATGCCCTTATAGAGTCTAAGGTTGATTTTAGTTTCAATACAAAAAAAGAAGAGCATCCAAAAGATGCATTTGTTAGACGCATTAGAGAAATGACAGTTTTTTTCATTAGTATTTTTTTAATAATTTCGGCTTTTATTTTTTGTGGCTACATATTATTGAGCCACCATTATTCTCCCGAGTCTGAGAGATGGGCGATGACAGTGGGAACTAGTATTCTTACCTCGTTTTTGTCATATCTAGCAGGTAAAAATATAAATTAGGAATATAATGAAAGTTAGTTAATCCAAATTGGCTATTATTTTGCCAAAATTAAATAAGTTTATCTCGCGCAAGAATCCAGATTTTCCTACATCGAAAACTATTGCTTTTTTATTTTTCCTTTTGTAGACTAATTTCAGTCTAATTAACATCAACGGGAATCGTTATGCTCGAGGGAAACGGGGGTACAGTCAAAACCGGATTGACTGGCTCTTTAAACACATCTGAGCGCTCATTAAATGCGCACAAATCAAAAACCTTATCACTCAAAGAATGCAAAGAAATCTCAGAGCGATCCTGCTATGTGAATTTCTCAACAGCTGTTCTTGATTATCTTCGCAACGACTTAACTCGTTCAGAAAAAGATCTATGGGAATTTTTATCAGCTGAGGTGATTTTTGATCAAGACTGGTCTACCAAGCTTTCCATTGGGTATATTTCAAACAGAATTCAAAGATCATATCGGCATACGTCGAGACTGATCAAATCGCTTTTCGACAAAGGATATGTTGAAAAAAATCCGCAGTCTGGAAAAGTTAGTACATATAAAGTACGACTCCCCCGTTTGGCTGCGGATGCTTTGTTATCTCTGCGAGCAAGACGTCGGCCCCAAGCTCCTGGCAAAAATGTCCGGGGTAAGGGGGCCGAGTCTTATTATTTATATAATACTATAACAACAAGGAAGAAGACTGTAGAGATTCCAGCTAAGCTTCCTCAAAAATTGACCATAGAGGAGCCAATTGTTGTCGACCGGACTGCGGAATTAGAAAATCTCGAGCGCAAACTGGAAGAAATTAGTAAAAAAATTACCGAGATTTCCATCGAATTTATAAAAAATCCAGAAAGACGGGAAGAGCTTTGGAAAAAGCGTCAGGAATTAGGGCGAATTGAGTCAAGTATAAGATTAAAAATTATACAGTCAACGCCTACCATTAAAAAATCCATGAATTTTGATGACCCTACGCAAAGAATCATCTGCGATCTTGAGAAAATGCGGATAGAACGAGCCTTGAGCAATCACCCGAATTCAGAAAGACTAAAAAATGAACTGATATTCTCAGTTCAGCGTGGGAATTTTAAGCATCGATCAGTACCGCATGGGATTTCATGTGTTCTAAAATTAGTTAGGGAAAATAGATGGGAAACGCCCGCGGGGTTCAGATGTTAAAAAAACTTGGAATTGCTTATACATTGATCTTGATAATGTCTGTTAATTTTTTAATCATAGTTTTTAGTATATTTTTTGGGCTATACTTGGTTGATTTTAATGCTTTTATTTTCTGTATTTCCTGTAATATTGCTTTACAAATCCATGCATTGATTGGGTTAGGTTTGGGAATTTTTTATTCAGATAAGATTAGATATTATTTTAATAAATTGGTTGAGTAATGCGATTAACTAAAAAACAAGCAAGAAATCTTAAAATCTTATCGAAAATGCCGATTCCGAAATATCATAATAATAAAGTCGAATATGGTGGGTTTTTGTATGATAGCAAATTTGAATGTAGAATTTATCAATATTTTGAATGTTTGAAAGCAATAGGAGAAGTGAACAGGATTGTTAGACAAGTTCCTTTTCATTTAGGTCCAAAATCAAATCTAATTGCAAATTTTGAAGTCAAGTTTGCAGGTGAGGACGATGTTCGGTACTTCAAAATAGAAGACATGGAAGACGATAATTTCTTAAAAAAAACTAAACTGGTTGAGAAACTTTATGGGGTTAAAATAGAAATCATTAAACAAGAGGAATTTTAATGAAATCTGAATTCACTGAAAGTGTAAATTTTATTGTCTGGTCAAAATTTAACAAAATTGCTCGAGAATATTTATTTGCAATTCCGAACGGCGGTTCTCGCCATGCTGCTGAAGCAAATAATTTAAAAAAGCAGGGTGTTAGGAAAGGCGTCAGTGATTACTTTTTAGCATATCCGGCTAAAGGAAAGCATGGACTATGGATCGAGCTAAAAAAAGACAAAAAGTGTAAGGCAACTAAAGAGCAAGCCGACTGGTTGAGAAAAATGCATGAATTGGGATATGAAGCAAAACTGGCATTTGGGGCAGCAGAAGCTATGCAAGCGGTGGAAGACTATTTGAGAATTGGATAATAAAGAATCCTAAATTAAAGGATCATCTTAATTTAGGATATGCAGTTTTCTTAAATTAAGAATAGCTGCCTGTACGGCAGTGAATACGCACATGCAAATTTTCTAAGCTGCTTGTTCAGCAGTGTTATCAATAATATCCTTAATTTCTTTTTCAGTCAATCCTACAATTTTAGCCCTTGGCTTCCCTGATTTAGTGATTATTGTTTCTTCTTTGAGCATGTATGCCCTGTCTACTAAATCAGTTAAATGTATACGAGCAGCTTTAATGCTAAACGAGGTAACTTTTGAATGCTCTTTTTTGTCAATTATGTCAGCGTTGCGCAGGCCGTCGGCCATTTCTAAGCCGACTTGTAAAAGTGTTGGTTTTTTTGGTATTTTTAGATTCCTTTTCTTAATCAGCATTAACGTATTGATATTTTTTTAAAAAATCTTGCTTCTGATAAATTGAAGCAAAATAAATGTTCGCTTGCCAGAAATCATCGCTGCTGATCCAAAAATTAGTTGGATATTCGAGTTTCGCTCCAGGTGCATCTTTTTCAAGCTGAGATTCTATTAACGCTTTCATGCGTAGCTTTTCATTTATGTATTGATCGCTTTTCTTCCATCCTGACATTTTCATAATAGACATTTTCATAATATCTTGTAATGAGGTTGAATCGTAAGGAATCATAACAGTTGCCATTCCTGAAACTTGTTCTTCTAATTCTAATTCTTTTAGAAAAGTATTTTTTGCATATTCAACAACTTCTCTAGCCGTTTCGTTATAAACTTTTTTAACTTCTTTAAGAATTTCTTCATGCGAAATTTTAGGTTTTTTGCTCTCTTTAAATTCATTTAATAAGTGCTTCATTTTTAAACTCCTTCGATACTGCAGATACTGTCGCGAAATTTAATAAAATCATTTTCCGATATTCTTTTCTCTAGCTCGTCTAGCGCTGCATTTAAAACTGTTCCTGCGTCTTCATCAAAGTTATTCATCAGTAATTGAATAATTTCATACAATTTTGGTGTTTCTATCAATGATATTTTTTGTCGTAATCTTTTCATTTTAAACTCCTTTTAATTTAAATACGAATTAATAAAAAACTCTCTTTCATTAATTTCAACAGCGTAGTGATCGACATATTCTTTTAAAAATTTCTTATTTCGTGAGATTTTTCCTGTGCGCATATTGACTAAATTGTATTCACGATTTGCGTCAATTTCCTCTTTGACTTTTTGATATCCATAAGAAACACTTGTTCCATTTTTTAACTCAGTGTCGATTTCTGCTAAAACTTGGCCGTTTTTGACTATTACTGCATTGCTCATTTTTAAACTCCTTTTTCGCTTTGCGACAATCGCATTACTTATGATGTAATAATATAACAAAGATTAACGTTTGTAAACCGTTTAACGTATTTAATTTTATGTTTAGATTATCTGCATGAAGTTTTGGGAATATTTCCTACAAATTTAGATGGTTATCACATTCGAAAACGGATCAAATAACCATCAAATAAGTTTTTATATTATAAATCAATTGCTTATTGGAAAATTCTTATCACATTTAAATAGAGAGTCAAAACACGATCAAGAAAAACGGATCGCGCTATGTGTAACTCAACAAGATCATAATGCGAATCGATGAAACACACTCATTTGCTGCACATAGCAACGTATTATCCGCCGAAGCAGTATATCATAAATCTGAATAAATATTCTAAATTTCGAATTAATATTCACGAAAATATATACTTATTCTAAGTTTGTAAAATATCTTGCTACACATGATTCAAAAAACTCTTGCTCTTTGTCTTCATGCATATTATTTGGGTAATTATTGATAATTAAAGTGACGTCCCCATTCCTGCCGTGATAACGATTTAGCAATTTTTTATAATATGTAATCGGTAAATTGGTGATTTTTTCTACAAGGATCGCGGAATAATAGCTACAGTTAGTTTTGTAATCAATTTTATTCAATCTGTTTACTTTAAATACAAGAAGTTCTTTGCTTCTGTAATTTTCAAATTGAATCAGGCTAACTCGCTCAGTATTAAAAATGGGTAAAGGTTTAAGCGGGCATATGCTTGTAATATAATCACTAGGGCATGTTTTGAAATTATAAATCTCTTTCGCGTAGACGTTAGAAAAAATCATAGTAAAAATAAATAAAAGAATAATTTTTCTCATTAATTTACTATATCCGATTTCCTAAGCTATTGACAATTAGATTAATAAATACGATCTTCGGGAGATGCCTCATTATCAACAAAAAATACAGCAATTGCGCAATGCGAAAACAGTAGATCAGCTCGTAATAGCTGTTAAAAAAATTAGCTTATATCAAAAATGTGCTGAAATAATTAGGTCACAAAGATTAATTGACTCTCAAAACGATGCCAAAAAACAGCAGTAAAACAAGGAATTCTATACACAGATGGAAGAAGGGTGAGTCAGGAAATCCCAAAGGGCGGCCTAGAAAATTTGTTTGTACGCTAAAAATAAACGGTTATAAATTGAGCGAAATTAACGATACTTTGCAAACGATGATTGCTATGAATCACGCAGAATTAAAAGCGATTGAAAAGGATAAAGATTGCACTATTCTTGAACAGATTGTAGCTGGAGCATTATTGCAATCTCATAAAAAGAAAAGTTTGTATAATATTGAAACTCTTTTAACTAGGGTCTACGGGAAACCATCTGAGCAAAAACAAGTTGAACCCGAAAAACCATTACAGCCTATTATTATTATCTCTAATGATCCCATTGAAGCCGCGCGCGAATATCAAAAATTAATGGGCTAGGTTAATGCCAATCCCGATCGAGTTTGATTTTAGAAAACCGGATTATGTTGCTGTCTTCAAGCGTCGAGCTGAAAAATTAAAAAAGATTCGGGAAAACCCCGAAATTTTACCGTCTCTAAAAGCATATTATAAGGAAAATCCCGCGCAATTTATCATAGATTGGGGTTGCACAATTGATCCGAGAAACGTGGAAAAAGGTTTACCGGCCGTCGTGCCATTTTTACTGTTTGAAAAACAAGAAGAATGGATAAATTGGACGGTTGATCGATGGAAAAGCGGTGAATTTTGTCTAACTGAAAAATCCCGCGACATGGGTGTGAGCTGGATGGCTGTCGCTCTGTCTGTGACACTATGTTTATTTAACGACGGAATGACGATTGGATTCGGCAGCAGGAAAGAAGACTCTGTTGATAAGCGTGGTGATCCACAATCATTATTTTATAAAATCAAAGAATTTATCAAGATGTTGCCCCGCGAGTTTCGTGGAAAATGGGAAGAGAAAAAGCATAGTGCGCACATGCGCATCAGCTTCCAACATAATGGCGCGACAATAATTGGGGAAGCGGGAAAAAACATCGGTCGCGGTGGTCGTGTCGGGATTTATTTCGTTGATGAGGCAGCATTTTTAGAGCATCCCCTTGAAGTTGAAGCTGCGCTCTCTCAAACGACAAACTGTCGTCATGACATTAGTACACCCCATGGTATGGCGAACCCTTTTGCTATTAAGCGGCATTCGGGGAATATTCCAGTCTTTGTCCTTGACTGGCGTGATCATCCGGCAAAAGACCAAGCATGGTATGAGCAAGCAAAAATTAAAATTGGCGATCCAGTTATTATAGCTCAAGAATTAGATAGGGATTACACCGCTTCGGTGCCGGATATTGTCATACCGGCAATTTGGGTCAATGCTGCTATAGATGCGCATATTAAGCTGAATATCAACGTGTCTGGTATACGAAAAACTGGGTTTGATGTTGCTGACCAGGGTAGAGATAAAAACGCACTCGTTGCGCGGCACGGTATTCTAGTGAGCAAAGCAAGGTCCTGGAGTGGGAAGGGCGATGACATCTATGGCAGTACTCAAAAAACATTCTCATGGTGTGACGAAAACGGATATCAGCAAGTGGATTATGATGCAGACGGCCTCGGCGCGAGTGTGCGCGGCGATGCAAAAATGATAAATGAAGAGCGTACAAATAAGATAATTTTCAATGCGTTTCATGGATCCGGAGAAGTTGTCGATCCCAACGGTGATGCGTTTGGGATCATCGGGCGAGAAGCTGGTATCAAAATAAAAAACAAAGATCATTATAAAAATGCTAAAGCGCAGGCATGGTTCTCATTGCGACGGCGATTTGAAATGACTTATTTAGTCGTTACTGGACAAGCTTCTTATCCCCATGATGAATTAATTTCATTGGATAGTAAGCTGGAAGGTCTTCATCAATTAAAATTAGAGTTATCTCAGCCGACGTATTTGACCGATAAATCTGGAAAAATTTTGATTGACAAAAAACCAGATGGGGCTTTATCTCCAAACTTGGCCGATGCCGCAGTTATAGTTATGGCCCCCGGAGGCAGAGAGGGGATTAGGACTCACCTTCTAGATCACATGAGCCGTTAATTAGCAGGACCAAGAGTTATTACATTACTTTCGACAGTTGCATAAAAATTCTGGCTATTACCGTAATTTTTCATTGACATTAACTCAAAAGGATTATTATTGAATTGAACCCAACTTATCATGATTTCTTGATAAGTTGATAAGTCAGGAGCATAGAAATTAATCCAGCATAGACTACCCGTTTTGCAAATTAATGTTTTTTGAGAATGGGGTGGAATTTGATAGCCCGGAGTTGGCGTATAAGGATCGTATGTTGCTTGGAATTCTGCCCCGCTTGTGTTATTTACAATAACTTCATTCGCAGCTAATGCTTGATTGCATAAAAATAAGGCACATATAATCAATTTTCTCATAAACATCCTTGTTCGTTAGAAGAAAATTTATAGTATCATTTTTAGATTATTTTTCAAATTTGGCAAAATTATGTATAAATAAAGATCAGATATTAAAAGTTTTTTCAACACAAATTCTTTAAAGACTCTCTAAATATCTTTTCTTTATGTTTTTCATATCTCGCCGCGGAGCAGTGGTGACAAATACCCAATTCAACATCTATAGGAGTTATTTTACATTCTGCGCACGGATGCATTCTAGTTAAGCTTGAAATGAATTCAGGAAAATCAATATATTTTGGGGATAATTTAAAAGAGATTGATTCATATTCATTTTTAAATGAGATAGATTCATTTATCTTCCTCCAGCATTTTAAACAAATTCTATGAAAATTATAAACATCTTCACAACTTGCGCATAAATAGTTAATCTCTTCAAATTTAAATTTCTTTAAGTTGAATCCTCGGAAAAAAGATTTAAAATCAAAATAAATTATCCATGGTTCAAATCTTATTTTCATGTTTTGACCCGCTTATCCAATTCTCAATTTCGCTGAATAAAAAACCTACGCTATGATCTGATATTTTCCTATTTTTAGGAAACTTTCCGGATTTCTGAAGACGCCAGAGCGTGGTTTTAGATAGTCCTGTCATTCGACAGACTTCTTTAGTCCGTATGATTTGATCGCTTAACTGCATTGAAACCTTCTGAAACGAATTGAAATTAACTGAAACAATAATAATCAATTTTATTCTATAAATCAAGTGCTTTTTTAAAATAAATGCTTGCATTTTATAATTGAAATCGTTTATCTTCGCGAGATGCAAGATCAACGTTCGAAACATATTCAAGATGCCGTCAATCGGCAACTAATCGCTACCGCATCAGGAATTTCAGAATCTATTAATGATGATATCCAAGATATTGAAGTTAAGACTATAGCGCTATATTTCGGTTTAAGAGTGGAAGTCGCAATAACAATAAGTGCGGATAAATAATGGATTTTCTGGAGTTCCAACGACTTTACAAACGTGATGAAGATTATCCCGAGCGTTGCTTCGAAATGCAGATGTTCAGGCGCGTGTTAAATGGCAAGCTTTATGATGTTTTGAATTATCCTTTTAATCAACGCGTCAACGGCTCTGGGGCAACTGGGGAAACAATCCCGCTTAGCAAGCGCAGGCCATCTGTACGCTATAGATTGTGTAAAGTAGTGGTTGACCAAACGGTTTCATTATTGTTCGGAGAAGGGCGGTTCCCAACTATTACATGCGAAGAAGACCCAAAAACTAAAGAAACACTGGAAGAGCTTATTTCTGGATGCAATCTTAATTTATTGATGATAGATGCGGCTATCAAAGGATCGGTTGGCAGCGTTGCGCTACTGTTGAAAATAATTAAGGGTAAAATCTTTGTTAATGCGTATTGCACTGAGTATCTAACACCTAAATTTGACCCTGAAAATCCTGACGAATTATCCCTAGTTACAGAAAAATGTAAGAAAAAAGGCTCTGATTTGATTGATATGGGTTACTCAGGAATTGATCCAAGGGAAATATATTGGTGGATGCGTCAATGGGACTCAATTGAAGAACGTTATTACGAGCCGTGGAAGCCATCAGAAGAAGAAAAAAAAGATTTTAGGCCAACTATTGATGAAAAAAGGACAGTAAATCATGACTTGGGTTTTGTCCCAATAATTTGGATTATAAACTTGCCCGGCAAGGAAGACAGCGTTGACGGATTATGTACTTTCGAACCGGGCATAGACACCAATATCGAATTGGATTACCAATTAAGTCAGGGTGGGCGCGGTCTAAAATATTCTAGTGAACCACTCCTTTTAGTCAAAAATCCTTCTCTGAATATGCAGGGAGATATTAAACTTGGAGAAGGCAATATCATCGAAGTAGATGAAAACGGCGATGCAAAACACATTGAAATCAACGGCAGTGCGATTGAAGGCGTTTTAAATTTCTGTGCGCGGTTACGAGAAGTTTTGTTAGAGAGCACGCATGGCAATCGTTCCAACCCCGACAAGCTACATACTGTTCAATCTGGTTTGGGCGCGAGGATGTTTTATCTACCGCTAGTTTGGGTAGCTGATAAATTAAGAATAACATATGGGGAAGGTGGATTTTTACGTCTAATCTTAATGATAATTCAATGCAATCAAGTATATGAATTAGTTTATGAGAAATCTGGCAAGAAAAATATTATTCCCAAAGGTTCATTAAAGAGCGGTGTTAAAGTTGGGTTGCAGTGGCAAGACTATTTTGCTGCAACGCCACTTGATCGCTTACAAGATTCTCAAACTCTAAACAATTTAACTGGCGGAGAGCCGCTGATGACTCAGGGCACAGCAATAAATACTTTATCAAGTGAATACGATATTGTTGACACGGAAAAAGAAATAAGCGATCTTCAGAAATTATCTGAGAAAAAGTCTAAAGACGCTTTGGAATTAGCTTCGGCTAAAAAATCAGATAATAAAAATGAGGTATAAGACTGCATGTCCAAAGAAAATGTTTTAGAAATTTCTGAAGTAAAAGAATCTAAAGAGATTAAAGAAGGTAAGGCTTATGATCCAGCTTATGTTAAAAATCTCGAAAAGGAAAACATAAAATGGCGTCATCGAGCTAAAGAAAATGAAGATGCAATTGCCAAAGCAGATGAAGCTGATAAGAGATCAAAGGAAGCTGAGACAAGAGCAAATAACACTTTGCTTGAAGTTACTAAAATGCAGCAACTTGCTAATAAGCGCTTAATTGACGCAGAATTAAAGTCATTAGCTGCTGAGTTAGGATTGAAAGAACTTAAATATACTAAACTCGGTGAAGGATATGATAAACTTAATGTTAATGAAAATGGTGATGTAGAGGGTGCTCGGGTAATGATGGAAAAGTTAAAACAAACTGATCCGGATTTATTTAAAAGCGCAACTACAACTAATGTAAACTTCCAAGGTAACACTAGAACTGTTACGCAAAATGAGAAGAAGAAAGCTTTAAATATGTCAAATGATGAATATGCTAAAGCTGAGCGTGAATTTTTAAAAAACGCTAAATAATATTCGTCAAACTTTTTTTTGAAACGAGACGTTCAGAAAAAGTAATTTAAATACACAGTCTCTATGGCACGAGATGGCCAAGAGTAAACAAAATACTTTTGGAGCATCAAATGCCTATTGCAAATTTTCCGGCAAACCTAGCGGCCGCTATTCAGTTAGGATATTTAGAAAAACGTTTTCAAGACGGATTAAAAGCCAAATTAGGTTATCGCAGCCTAGCAACTAAAGAAACATTCCGAAATAATGTTGGTGAAACTCTGACTAAAACTCGTGGCGGATTATTGCCCGCTAACATTACCCCGCTTGACCCAACTACTAATACCAATCTAGATAATGGCTTATCTCCACAATATTGGACTGTTGAACAATATAGTTTAGCGATTAATGAATATGCATTTACGCTAGATTTGAATCTAGTTACGCAAAAGGTAGGAATTGCTGATCAATTTCTAAAGAATGCGCAAAAATTAGGTGAAAACGCGTTTAGAAGTATCGATCTTATCAATAGAAATGCACTTTTTAATGCTTATATGGGCGGTAATACGCGAACCACGGCTACTCTAGGTGCTCCCGGTGTGACTATTGCTGTTGATGATATTCGAGGTTTTCAGTATGCAATTCCCACCTCCGGAGCCAATTCTGGGAAACCAAATATCCCAGTTAGTCCTTCTAATACAATGCCGGTGCAAGTTGGATCAAATGTTTATACATTAACAGGTGCAACTGCTGACGTTTCTAATGTTTCTACCGCTTTTCTGGGTATATCTGGAACTCTTACTTTCTCTGCAAATGTTACTGTATTAGACAGCACTTCAGGAAATGCTGTGGTAAGCGCCTATGCGCCATTGATAATTCGGCCCAATGGTCGATTGACTACAAATTTGGTGCAAGCAACTGACTATTTAACATTGCAATCTTGTCGTGATGCAGTTCAAGTCCTTCAAAATAACAATGTTCCTGGTCCTTACAAATTAACCTGTGCGCCAGCCTCATTTAATCAACTTTATAGAGATCCTGAGTTTCAAATCTTGTTTCGTGGTACTGAATTTAATTCGACTGAGTACAAAAACTTTGTACCTTCTGAATCGGTTTTGGGCTTCGATATTATTCGTACGAATATGGCACCTCAGCAAAATTTAAATGGCCATGCTATTCAAAGACCTATTCTGACTGGAGAAGAGTGCTTAATTGAAGCCATGGCCGAAGCTACTGATGAAATTCTTGACAATAAATATGGTAATGAATTGCATGATATTTCAATTGTCGAGGATATTGCGATGGTTACTCGTAGTCCATTGGATAGATTGTCCCAGATTATCGCTCAATCATGGTTTTTCATTGGTGGATGGACAGCGCCTACAGATCAGACTGTTAACAGCGCGCTCATTCCAACTTCAAATTCTGCTTATTACAAACGAGCAGTAGTTTTAGAGACAGCATAATGGGAAAACGAAAAAAATTAGATTCCGATTTAGCGGAGCAATCTGCTGAATCGGAGAAAAAATTAGAAGACGTTGAGACAATAGAGAATATTCCTGATCTTGAGCCTGATAATGCTGAGAAAGAATGTTTAGAGGATCCTAAATCTATTCAATTTTTGCAAGATAGCCTTTGGTTTGTACCCGGAAATGACGGAATTCCAAAACCAAATTTTTATAAAAAAAATCAGGTTATCGTTGCTGACAATCGAATTATTGATGATCTAGCCAGTCAGAATCTTAAATTTGTTATTTTACCGGCGGCCTAATGTTTACTGATGCACAAAAAGTTCAGATTCGTTTTTATTGCGGCTATAGCGCATTCGGGAGCACACCCATCCCGAATTACGCATGGCGTTATAGCAAGCAATACGGCGATTTAGAATTCCGCTTGAACAATATGTCTCAAGATGAGCAAGACGAAGTGATTAATTTCTATTTACCCAATTTATTGCTGTTAAAGCAAGATATTCCTGCTGTTAGAGATAATTCAGACATTGATCGAGCTGCGGTATGGTATCGAAATAAAAACGAGCTTAAAGAACGTAAAGCGAATTTTAATAGTTTAAGAATGGATTTATGTCATTTCATTGGTTGTGACTATGGTCCAGGTTTGTTGAGTGGTTGTATAAGGATATTGCCATGACAACTGGTTTGCAGATAGACCAAAAAATAAGAAAAGGCTATGCAAAAGCAGCAGTGAAGTTGGGAAGACCTTTTAACTTATATCGTTCCTCAAGTTCAATTGATCCAATTAACAGTGGAAATCTAATTGGTTCTTTGAATGTCGATAATACTCAAAGCTGGGATTGGATGAAGGGTAATCGTCCAGGAAATGCAATTTGGTATTTATTAGTGGATGGGCAAGATTCAAGCGCACCATTAAGCGCTGAGGAGGGAGATTTTCTCGTTGGAGAAAAAACTTTCTTTGTTTTGAGTAAAGAATTTCAAATGCCCATGCAAGGAGTGGAATGCAATGCAATCATCAAAGTTTCTAGGCCTTTTCAATCAACTAATCCGGGTGGCCAGGGATATGCTGGATACCTTCCTCAAACTTCTACAATGCTCATGCAAGGAATGCCTGCGTCAGTCCTCATCCAAGGACGTGGACGCCAAGCAAAATCAAATCTCCCAACGGACACCACGCAACCAAACTGGATCATCTTAATTGCAAATCTAGGTGACGTTGATGTAAAAACAGGTGACATCATTACTGATGCTACGAATCAAGACTATATCTTATCAGCAACTGAGCAAACTGAATTTGGATGGCGGTGTACCGCGATGCAGGTGGTCAATGGCTGATTTATCTGATGTTTTGGATATGATTTATGATAACGTAGTTTTAGCTATTTATCCGAACGGAACTAATAATCCCTCTGTCGCCAATGTTGATATTACAATAGTCAAAGGCTGGCCCATTAGAGAAAAGCTCGATGAAACTTTACGTTCTGGAAAGGCCATGGTTTCAATCTTTCCAACTTCTGAAGAAAAAACTGTTACTCATTATCCTCGTGACTTTAAGCCATTAAATAAGTCAGCGTCCACTTTAACGGCTGTAGTTTCTGGCCAGACAGTAACAATTGGAGGCACTATATCTGTCCCACAAGCCATTATGATAAATATCAATGGGCGTCATCCTGGCTATGCTTATCAAGTTGTTGATAGCGACAGTTTAGACAGTATCGCATCCGCTTTGGCTGCTTTGATTCCAGCAGCATCTTCAATTGGGAATGTCATTACGATTCCTGGAGCGAATCCCATAACGACAGGGGTCGCAACTTCTTATACAGCAGGTCAAGAATTGGGAAGACAAGAGAGGGTTTTCAAAATTATTATTTGGTCTCCGACTCCAACCTTGCGACCTGTAATTTCTGCACCCATTGATATTTATTTTAGAAAAAATTATCAAATCCCATTAAGTGATGGGTTTTATTCGCACATTTGGTATTCCAAAACTTCAGAAGAAGATGATTTACAAGTTCCTTTCATTTATCGGAGGGACTTATCTTTTCGAGTGCAATATGCAACGACTAATGTGGAAATTTTTACAACAATTACTGATCCGTATGTTAATAGTCTGCAAATCGCAGCATAGGAGAATATGTGTCTAAAAAACAAAAACAGGCTGAAGAAATTTCAGAAAAAAAAGAACATAAAATCGAATCACCTTATTTTCTAGTAGTTAAATCTCCTTTCAGGAATTATCAAAAAGGTGATCAGATTTCTGATCCTCAAGAAGTGATCAATGTATTGGCTTGTCATGAAGGCCATATGGTCGTTAAATCATTAAAGAATTAAGGAGGCATTATGCAGGTATTTCCACAAGGTGTGATCAATTTAGCATCTCTTAATGTTCCCAATGTTTACGTTCAACAAGTGCCTCCGAATGTTTTGTTAAATGGCGTTCCTACGGATTTAGCTATTATGGTTGGTTCCGCTTCGTGGGGCCCAGTAAACTCCCCAGTCGTGTTCGGTAGTATGGAAGAAGGAATCAGTACATTTGGTAGTCCTAAGCCAATAAAGTATGACCTAATGACAGCGGCATTTATTGAAAGTTCTTTAGGTGTTACTAATTTCCGAGGTATCCGAGTAACAGATGGGACAGACACTGCCTCAACAATTGCCTTACTCGACACCAGTTCAGGAATTGGAGCTTATCTTACAGGTATTTATACTGGTAGTGTAGGCAATTCAATTAATGCTGTTATTGGAATTGGATCAAGCTACACCTCTTCCTTTCCATCATACAAGTTGAGCGTCTATATTTCTGGTGGGATTCCTGAGGTATTTGATAATATCGGTGGTTCCGGCGCAGTTTTTTGGCAGAACTTAGTCAGCGCTGTGAACAGCGGTCAATCAACTGCTCGTGGCCCCTCTCAAATCGTTATAGCGAGCCTGCCGACTAGCATTTCAGCTGGTAATGTGGTGACAGCTGGTTCTTATGCAACTTTACCAAGCATCTCAGTGGGCAGCCCAGGAACAGGCGCTTCCTTATCACCTAGGATGAAAGCCGTTTCGGCTACCATCGGCGCATCTGGAACAGGATATGCTTCTGGAGACACCATTACTTTGACTGGCGGTACTTTCACCACGGCCATAGTGATTACTGTACTGACGGTTAGCTCTGGCGCTATTGCGACTTTTAATATTAGCACGCCGGGAAATTACACGGTATTACCCTCAAGTCCAGTCTCCCAAGGGTCAACTTCTGGGTCCGGAACTGGAGCAACTTTCAATGTACTTTGGGGTCTTTTATCAATTATAGTCAGTGCTGGAGGAACAGGATATACCGCTTTATCAACCCCATCTGTAACCGGAGGCGGCGGTACTGGAGGCGGTGTGATCACGATTCAAATTGGATCAGTGACGGCGCCTGATCAAGATTCTTATACCCTTACAGGTGGAACTGATGGCAGCTCGGGAGTTACTAGCCAAACTTTGGTGGGTGATGATACCACCAATCCTAGAAAAGGCATGTACGCAGCACGACTTATCGCGGCTGGTTCTGTACTTATACTTGCTGATGCAGATGATCCTACTTATTGGCCACAGCAAGCGGCATTTGCATCGAGTGCAACAGGAGAATCTTGTTATGTCGTTGGAACTGTGGCAGCCGGTTATCAAGATAATATCAGTGGTGCTGCCACGCTACTCCAAACTTCTGGGATAAATAATTACGGATTCAAGCTTGCACAGGGTGATTGGATTCAAATAAATGATCCATTCAATAATGTTACTCGTTATGTAAGCCCGCAAGCTTTTATGGCGGCAACTATTGTCACTCAACTTCCCAGTGGATCTTCTTTAAATAAACCTATGACAGGAATTATCGCAACTCAAAAGACTGCCGAAGGTCGATTATATTCTGATGCTGAACTTTCTCAAATTCGATTAGGAAGAATGGACGTAATTACAAGGCCAATCCCTGCCGGAAATTTCTTTGGATGTCGTTTAGGTGTAAATACAAGTAGTAATCCACTTACTCAAACGGATAATTATCCTCGTATGATTAATTTCTTAGGTTTGACTATTGCGCAAGGAATGGGTCCATTTGTTGGCGAGCCACAAACCCCAGATTTAAGATTACAGGCTAAAAATTCTGTTCAAACATTCCTAATGAATTTATTTACTTTAGGAATTATTGGAGATGTTAATCAACCAGGTAATGCAGCAGCCGCATTTACAGTAATTCTTGATGCGAGCAATAACCCAGATAGTCGCGTAGATTTAGGCTATATGCAGTGTGATGTAAATGTTTCGCTCTTCTCAATTACTCAATACTTGGTTGTTAATTTAAATGCTCAAACCGGAAGTATTAGCGTTCAAGCTTCACCACCCCAATTAATTCAATCTAGCAGGAGATAATTATGTCATTAGACGGTTTGTCAGCTGGTCAGAGTGTCAAGTTGACTATTACAGATCCAAGTGGAGTTAAAAAATTTGAGTTGCTTCGTAGTTTTAAATCTAAACAAGTTTCGAATATTGAATCACGAGTTTATATTGACGGGCGCACTCGACATCCTAAGTTTTATAAAGGATGGGAAGGGACATTTGAGTTTGATCGAGGATCATCTGCAATTGATGATTATTTTAATCAGCAAGAAAGCGCTTATTATTTAGGAGGTGATCAAATTAATTGCACGATTACTCAAACCATTACCGAAATTAATGGAAGCACCAGTCAATATGTCTTTTCGGACGTCGTGCTTAATTATGACGATGCTGGGACAGCGTCAGGTGAAGAAGTTATTACCCAATCAGTTTCTTTTGAGTGCAGCCGACGTCAGGCGCTATAAATTAAGAGGTATTTATGTCATTTGATGGTAAAGAAATAAAAGATGAATTAGGCAGAACAATCATATTAAGGAAACCTAATGTGATGGATCAATATTATTTGAATAAGTCATTGGGTGAGGATGCTAAAAACCCTACCTGTTATAGCATGATGCTTCCTATTATTTATGTAGCTAAAATTGATAATCAGGTGATAGAAAGGCCACTTTCTTATCAAGAATGTCTAGCTTCACTGCAAAGACTTGGTAATGAAGGGATAACAGCAATTGCTGAAGCAATTAATGAATCCTTAACTCCTCAAAAGGAGCAAATTGAAAACATAAAAAAATCGTAAAAGATGCTGCTTTCCAGCAGTGTCTTTATTTAGTCAAAAATGGATTTTCAGAAGAACGAGCTTTTTCTTTAGATGAAGAAATGCGTTTAGGTTTTTGGATCATTTTGAACGAACAAGAATTTCAAAAGAAATTCAATTTCCACACAATGACTTTTGAGGATAGACGATAATGGCAAAAGAATTTAAAAGTTTGAGTGCTTTTGCAAAGCATATCTTAAAAGTCGCAGAATCATTTGATAAATATGAAGCAAAAGCTTCAGAGTTTTTAGGAAAAATTTTAGAAAAAGAAGCTCAAGATAAGATTGGTCATTATCAAGAAACTGCCGGACCATTTGCAGCATGGGCTCCTTTAAAAGAATCTACTAAAAAAGATAAAGAGCGCCAAGGATATGTCTTCAATGCCGATTATAATCCCGAATATAGAACTGGAGAATTAAAAGAAAGTATCAGCTATTCGTATATTCCTAGTCTTCATAAAATTTTGTTAGGTTCTACTAGTCAAATTATGGTCTATCAAGAAGAGGGAACTCGATACATGGCTCCCAGATCCATGATTGGCGCAACCATGTACCAATCTCCACCGATTATTAATTCCGTCATGGGGGGAATGCTAAGAGACTGGATATGTAATCAGCCCATTAAATTAAGATTGAGGTCCTATGGAAGCATATAAAATATGGGCTTCTCTTGACCTTAAAGGTGACGCATCTAGAAAAATGCTAAGTTTTGCGCGTGCGATACAAAAAGCAGATAAACTCCTGCCCGCATTAAATAGTAAATTAAATTTTTTTGGGAAAGGGTTAATTATAATCGATAAGTCCTTAGTGACAATTAATCCTCGAATAAAAGAATTCACCGCTAATTTTTCAGTACTTAATAAAATCCTTCCAATTACGAATGCCAGTATCAGAAGGATGGGAGAGATCATTGACGGAACTAATTCAACAAGCTTATTTTTCACCAGTAGTTTAGCGAGAGTGTCTGAGGAATTAAGATCTGTAGCAGCTGAAAGCACCATAGCTGCTGCATCATTAAATAGACTAAAAAATATTCGGACAATCAATCCTAGAATTCGAATGAGTGTCAATGAAAATACGAGGAGGATTAGGAGAGATGCATATTTTGGCTCACGGCCTAATTCTAGACAGCATATCCCATTCCATAGTTTATACCATGCAGGAATCCCCGGCGCAGGGAAACTGAGCGCATTATCTAGTCTATCTGCATGGGGAGGCGTTGGCGCGGGCGTTGCTTTCGGTGGCGCTATGTTTGCTCGATCTGGATATGAGTCATCGATGGAATATGACAAGTTAATAGATCAATTGCGCGCTACCGGGAGAAGTCCAGCAGAGATGCACCAAGCTTTATCCTCAACTCAGCAAATTTTGCCCGGAATTTCTTTCATCGGTCAAGCACAAGCATTAGTTGATGCGCAGATGGCAACTAGAAGGTTCTCTGATGCCCTAAAATTAGCTCCTGAATTAGCGAAGGTTGGTTATATTGCAAAATCAATTTACTCAGGTTTGTCAGAAGATCAAATGAAGAGCGCCGTTCGAATTGCTGAAATTCGTGGAGGATCGAATATTGGAGATATCGCAAATGAACTGCAAGCGGTCATGCATATGTATACTGTATCGGGTGGAACGATTAACCCAACTGATTATTTATCGTTTTTCCGACGATATTCGCAAGCATCTAAAATAACTCCAGAAGCTCTGATGGCTTTAGAGCCTATTATGCAGGAATTAAAACCAACCACCGTGGGAACTGCATTACAAACTTTAAACCAACGTCTGGTTGGAGGCGTAAGGCTTACTCAACGTGATGCCGGGTTCTTTGAAAGTATTGGTCTATTTCATGGCGGAAGATTAGATCCAAAATATAAAAGTATTCTTGCAAGCGATCCAGAAGCTTTTTTTGAAAAAGTCTGGTTTCCGCTGCTAAATAAGGCCGGAATTACATCAAATGCGGATATTCTAGAAGCTGATGTTCATCTCGGGAATACTCCTTCTCGTTTAGCAGCCACTATTTATAAAAATAGAGAGAAAGCAGCTAGGTCACGTGCGCAATACTCTGGACTTTTGTCTATGGATCAACTTATGGGTGTAGCGCGAAATTCTCAAGCAGGATCAGCGGAAAGATTAAGGCAATCGTTCTCTTCTCTGGCAACCAGTTTTGGAGAGTTTGCGAAACCTGGGACTATTTCTGGCATGAATATGCTTGCCAATTATATTGATCATCTAAGTGAGATTTTCCAAGCGTTATCCAAAATCACAATTATTCCTTCAAAATCCGATTTAAAAACAGTTTGGAACGCCCTAACATTTAGGAATTTGGCGCATCATACTTCGGTACCTGTTTCTCATGTGTCTGGATTAACTATTTCACCAGATTCTTATAATGCGCTTGGTAAGATGTTTCATTCTCCCGTAAATATGAATACGTCAGGGCAAGTCCATGGAGATGTTTATCTTGACTCAAAAAAAGTAGGTGATGTAATCCATAGAAACACCTCAGATAGTCTCAACCGAAGTGGTACTATTAGTTCTGGTTCAGGCATCAATGTAAGTTTAACGCCAGCACCAACGAGTGTTAATACAACAGGAGGATTTTAATGCCTCAGGTAACGCTCACGCTTGGGCCAATTACATTTGCTGACTATGAAATTCCAGAATCAATGCCTTTCGGCGGTGAGCAAATGCTTTCTAAAAAAACATTAATCGGCGGTAAAAGGGTGATTGATATAATGGGACGTGATGACGCTCCAATTTCATGGTCTGGGCAATTTCGAGGGGCAACAGCACTTTTTCGAGCACGTTTTTTAGATGATCTAAAAAATCGGGGCATACCAGTCCCGCTTGTTTATTCTCAATTTTATTATTTAGTTGTTATTAAAACTTTTTCTTGTCAATTCCATGCAACCT